AACGCAATACCGACAGTGTGTCGATTTAATGTACCTGATGCGGTTTCTGCTACCGCTTTGCCATCTGCATTGCTTTCAAGATTATTACCACGAGTAACACTGCCACCAAGTTCAACCATCATGATTGCACCGGGTTGCAAAGTTACCATATCGCCATCTTCTGCGTGATTTGCTGAATCAAATTGACGAGTGCTTCCTGAAACAATACCAATAGCCAATTCATTAGCATCTGCTTCTAAGCATTGATTATCTGCGGATGAATTTACTTTTACGATACGGTATGGACGAATTGTGCCACCCGCTTCAAGGTTTGGTTGTATTGAGTGTGCCATAGTTATTTATTCTCTCTAATTAAGATTTTCTAAGTTCTTCTTGATAAACTTTTTGGAACGATGTTGCGTCAAGACCTTCTTGAGCAATTCGCTTTACTGCTGATTCTGAAGCTGTTTTCTTCTGTTCAGCACTAAAATTGACTTTTGTACGCTGTCGAGTGTTACGAGTGTTAAGTTTCTTTCTTGGTACTCGTTTCATAGATGCTTTCCAGAATTTGACTTTTGCAACTGGATCTTTGCATGTCATCAATTCATTAAGCATGGTTGATCGGTGCGCTCGAATTGCGTATCCTTGACTTTGCATAGCATCCAACATTCGTGAATACTTCTGTACTTTGGCTTTCTTAGCAGTTGCTTGTAATTGCCTTTTGAAGAAGTTGCGTTGTTTCTTCATTTTTGCGTATTTGCTTAGAACCTTGTGACCGTTTTTAGTCTTACGAAGTCTACGGAATTCAGCTTTGAGTTCTTTATCTTCCTCATCATCTTCCATGTATTCATGTTTTTCTTCGTCATCTGGGCATTGATAAGTGTCTGCTATTTCTTCATCAAGCTCATCTGCATCAAAAGCCATTTTTTCTTCGTCAGGTTTCATTTCATCAAGTTGTGCTTTCAACTTCATAACTTCACCTTTAAGTTCTTCATTTTCAGCACGATATTTAGCAAGAAGTTCTTTTTTCAAACTTGCATCTTCTTCGTGTTCTGGCATAGATGTGTGTGGCATCTCATATTCCTCTTTTTCATCAGACCCGCTTGGTATGTAAACATTTGTCCCACCGGGAGAAACCATTTGGAAGGTTGCGGGTCGGTGATAAACCTTCTTAGTTCCTTGGCGAGTAAATTTTGTGTCACGAAGTGGTCTGGCGGGCGTTTCCCGACCTAACAAAGCCACTTCGCTTAAATGTCCATCTTCCCATATCTCTGCCGATCTTCGAGGATAACGATTCGATGCGAGATATTTTTTGAAGTCCTTTTGTGACATTTCTACGTCACCTATAATTCCTGCCCCTTCGTATATTTCGCCTTTGCCGCAATCAATTTTAATTGGCTTGGCGTGTATATTGACAATATCGCCAATAGATTCAGTGGGGGCATTCCCATTTTCGTCTTGGTGCATTAACACCAATTTTGGGCTAGAACCTGCGCTCATGTGCCTCTTTGTTTTTTTAATGATTCCGTCTATTGCCTCTGAATCGAGTTCTTTTACTTCGGAATCATCATCATCGAATCCATCAATGTGACCGACAAACAACTCTAAGTCGTGAATTGTTACCTTGTCACCGTTTTCAGTAATTCTGTGCGAGGGCTTTTGAGCTACGTCCATGTATTTATTATCTAAATTGTCAAGAGATTGTCAGCAAAAAAGCAAGCAAATGGTCGTTTGTGGTTAATAATGATTCTTTTTGGTTGATGTTTTCTGCATATTTTTTAATGATTCTTCAGAAAAACGCCATTGCCGACCAATTTTCGTTCCTTCAATATCGCCTCTACGAGCCATGCGATAAATGGTGTTTTCGCTTACTTTTAGCATAGAAGCCGTTTCGGTAATCGTGTAATAGTTTTTGTATTTCATGTATATTCATAACAAACCACCTCCACGCTTGAAACCTTTATCTGGATACATGCCAGATGCAATTAGTGCATCCTGCGTTGGATCATTGTGCCGCCTAAGAGCCACCATATCAACTTTTCCAAATTCGTCAATTAACCCCATTTCATCGGCTTCATCAAATGTTATTTTTATTAGGTTTCCACGGCAGTTATAGCCGTTTGGCGGTCGAAGTTGAAGGCGGTCCATTTCGCCCGGAGTAGTGATATAGCCGTCCATTGCGGCATGATGCGGTCTGGATCTGTCATCATCTATTTCTGAAATCATCACCAGTGGATAAAGGTCTTTTGCATCTTCATCCCGCAAAACTGACATTACGCCCTCATTGGCGGCTGTCATAACATTAGTTCTGAAAATGGTTTCCAACCGAGCATCGGTGAGATTTGATGCGCCTTCAAGTTTTGCGTGATTGATGAATTCTGGCAAACTTAACGTCTTATCTGGCATAACGCCCCGAATAGCATCTGCAAGTAGGTTTTGCAGGTTTATGACCGTTTCTGCATCAACATCAGATACCCAGAAAGCCCTTCTCAACCCACTTTGCATGGCTTTACTGGACTTTTCCATTATTGGAATAATGTTGGCTCTTTCCTTTGCAATCACTTCTTCGGCTAGTCTGAACGCCATTCCTTCAACTTCTGGGACTTGTTGCCGCACCATTGGAACACGACCTTCAAGATCCTCTAATGCCTTCCAGTTCGGTGCAACTTCAAAATCGGGCTTGATGTCAAATTGCTTGAACAACTCATCAAACGCATCTGGCTTCTTGGCAAATGTGCGCTTGTGGGTAATCTTTGGATTGTCAGGGTCAAAGTCACCTGTGTTTCCTATGGCTGATTTGATTTGGGTCGGTCTGAAAATCGCCAATGATGCTAACCCTTGCGGTTCTTGTATGTATACCCCATCAAATTCATATCCAGAATCTTCAAAGAATTCTTCAAAATCTTCTGCATCTGTCCAATCTGGGAGTCCGTTTTCCGACAACTCTGCGCCATTGCCCCACTTTCGGTAAAACTCTGCTTCAAAAATAGCTCTATGTTCTGGGTTGCGGGTATCAAAGGGGTTTTTCACGGATGCGTATACAGGTATTACACGACCTCCTTCCGACCTACCATCTCCTGCGTATATGTCTGATATTTTGGGGTCATCTGTCAAAAATGTAAGCCCCCTGAATTCTTCAAAGTCACCACTTGCTGTCGTTCCATGATACATAACCAACGGCTCACCGCTATCGTCTACCACCTTACTATCACCGAACCATGACTTGAACTCTGGAGATGATGTTTGGTGCGATGACTCGCCTTTTTCTGCTTGACCATCACCATCACCTGCGCAAGTATTGCCCGGCTGAAAACCTGCATTACCCTCTTTGCCTGCACCGCAATCAGATTTAGCGTACAGAATCTTAGTGACTTCGCACTCTGGAATATCCTCGGCAGTTTTAGCCGCAGATGCTAACCAAGCAGAAAGGATTGCTTTTGCCAGTGCGTGATATACGCAACCCCATGCCTCGAAGTTGTCAGTCCCTTCGATGGCACATGCTACGGCTTCCCGATATGATTCTCGGATTTGTTCAGCAGGAGTAGGCACACTTAGATATTCCAGAATACATAATTATCGTCTGTTGAAACCATAATGTCACCGCCAATAACCATGTCGTATGCAAGTTGTTCGTAGTCGAAGTAGAAATCAGGATTTGACAAACCACCGCTATCAATAAGTTCATCGGCTAATTCTTCGTCAAATTGTCTGATCATCGCCTCTGCATCATCGAAGTCATCTGCTTCATAAACTACTTCTCCGTCCTCATCAACAACTTTTGTTTCTCCACCTTCTTCTTGAATGTCGTATCGGTTCTCAATTTGTAAATCACGAACAAGTTTATCTCTGTCGATGTAACTGTCGGGACTTTGTGAGTTCTTTAGAAATTCTGCCGCACCACCCATTGAATCTACATAATCCTCAACAAAGCCCATAGGCAAATCGTACTGTCCTCGTTTGCTCATTCGACCTGCTTCACCTGCGTAAGCATCTTCAAATTGAGCAACAGCATCTTCAAAATCTATACTTGCTGTATCTGCGTATGCTTGCAATGCTTCTGGGTTGTCGTGTGATTGCACGGTATTAGCAAAGTCTGCCATTGCATCTAAATCGTGATGTAAACTGTCTGGTACGCCTTCGCTGTCCATGACCGCCCACTCATCACCATATCCTTGTTCTTGCCACTTCTTTGTTAGTTGTTCGGTTGCTTCTACTACATCTGTTGCATCTACCCATTCTCCAACTAGATCGCCCTGTGAGTACGCACCCTCGCTACCAATCCAGACTCGTTGCTCAGAACTGCTACCCCAAGATTTGCCATCGGCTCTTTCTTTCTCTATTCTTGCTACTTCTTGATCAAATGGCGAAAGTGGCGGTTCGGCTTCTACACCTTCGCCCGCACCTGTTTCGGCTTGTAGTTTGTCCCAAACATCGTCAATGTAACCACCTGCAATGTATTCGCCCGGCTCACCGTCAAAGTGGTATAACGTGTCAAGATAATCCTTCAATTCACTCTTTGAGCCAAATGACATTTCATCTGCTAGGATGTTTTCAACTTCTTCTTGCACTGTTTCTGATGACCAATCGCCTCTGGTAGCACCGCCACCTTCGCCCGCACCTGTGTCGGCATATTTATTAACAACTGCTTCGGCATCTTCGTAGTTGAAACCAGCACTTTCGATTTCTGATATAACATCTTCCATCGCATCTGGTCTGATAGTACCGTCAGATTCCAAATTAGGCGTGATGTATTTCGATGTAACTTCGATTTCTTCTTCTTCGGTCATTCCTTTGGCAATCGATGGTTGGAAATCAGCTTCCGAATCTGTGGGATATCCGCCCGCACCTGTGTCGGGGTAGCCCAAGTCATTTGCAACTCTTGTTCCATCAGCATTTATTTCTGATTCCAAAACTGATTTTGCCGCATCTTCGCCAATATATTCTGCTAAATCGTCAGGATCTATCGTGCCTGTTGTACCCATTATTTGTTCGCCATTTCTGTCGTATACAACTAACGAGTCTTGACCGGGAAACTGTCCTTGTTCATAAATTACATTATCTATATCACTTAAATTATTCCCACCCGCCTCAATAGCAGTTTGTTCCAAAAACTCTCTTGTTCCTTGTTCATCAGATAAACGCTCGTCTGCGGGTGCGCCACCTTCGCCCGCACCTGTGTCGGTTTTGTAATCGTCTGGCAATGCTTCAAAAAGTATCTGTGCTTGTTTTGGACTATATTCTTCTGTTCCCGGAACTCCATATTTCCATGTCATATAATCTTGCACATCTTCGGCAGAGTCAAATGTTTCACCCTCATCACGTCTATCTGCATATTCTTTCAATTCTTTTACGCCACTATCTACATGGGCTTGAGTAAATCCGGGTAGATGTTCTGCGTTGGGGTCTTGAAGTGGTACATATTCACCGCCACCTTCGCCCGAACCTGTGTCGGCAAGTAGCAAACCACTAATAACAGAATCTGCATCTTCCTCTGATATACCTTTAGATTCTAATACAGACATTGCACTACCCGCATCGTCTGGGTGCAAGTTGCCATTTTCGTCAAGATAACCCAATGAATCTAGTGCATCTGTAATTAAATTTCTTTTTGTAAAATCTGGTTGGTCAGAAATGCTTGCTTCGTCTAATCCTATGCCGTCTATTTGCCATTTTGCCGCAAATTCAATCCTACCGTCTGGAGTTTGCATAACATATCTGTCACCATCGTAAGGAAGAATTTTTACTTCCGTTCCTGCTTCTAAAACACCGTCAGGAGTACGCATATCACTACTTAAAGTGCCTGTGTCTGCATTTTCAAAATCTTTGTCACCGTAATCAAACAATGAATCTTTAGGTTTTGGCTTATCACCACCGCCTTGATCAGCAGATGTGTTTCTTCCATCACCGTCACCGCCGCAAGTATTGCCGGGTTGGAAACCGGGATTGCCTTTACCACCACTTGCACCACAATCACTACGCTTACTTGCGTACTTGTTCTTGCGATTTACTGCGAATTTTCCATAACTGTTTTTATACTTGCTCATTTTTTAGCCCTGCTTTTCTTTAGGTTCTTTGCAAATTCTCGAAATGCCTTATCAGCTTCACCTGCGTTTGGGGGTGGGGGCATTTCTTCACCACCGCCTTCGGGCATGCCGCCACCGAATAATTGACTCATTATATCACCCTGACCACCACCAATGCCTTCCATCATATCGCCTTCTTGCTGTTGCTCAGATGATAAAACTGCTTCGCCTTCTTCTGGCTCAGTAATGCCCAATATCTCACGGGCTTGCCTCTGGCTGACTGCACCGCCCAACTCGACATAAGAGCGAACGCCCTCCATGAATTCTCTTGGATCGTTCTTTTCAAGCGAAAATGACCATCTTGGTTGGTAGTCAGTTGTGCCGTAATTATATTCGTGGTATCGGCTTACAAATTCTTTAGTTAGTGTGTCTGCAAGGTTTAGTGCATCACACTGGATAATTCTTCTAAATGTTTCTGCGTGTTCATCGCCAACGCTAGAACCTAGCCCTGTTGATGTTGCCTCAGTAGTTGCAGTTTGACCAATAATCAATTCTTTGATTTGACCTGCCAAATACCCCTCAATTAAATCAGCAAATACTTTGGCTTGTGATGAGTTTACTTCTTTAATATCAAGCGAATACAAATCTTCGCCACCCGATTGTTTAGGAATTAAAACAGAAACATCACCAATAAGATTTTCCATAACATCTTGCATAACTGCTTGTGCCGATGCGTTTCCGTCTGGGTATGTGCCAACTCGTACTCCCATCCCATATCGCTCAATCCACGTCATCCAGAATTGCAAAGACGTTTGCTTCATCATCCACTGAAACCAAACCGTATCTCTTAAACCACGCCCTGAATAAGCAAATGCGGCTTCTTCAATTTCTTCGTAATCTGGGCCTTCGATATTATGGGTATGAAGGATAATCTGTTCTCGTTCCTCATCATCTAGTTTATGGATTAGACCGTATGGTCCATGCTCCCATTCGCCTTCATACCTTCGCCCAACATACATGGCTAAACTTCCATATTCAGTGAACGCTAATGTGTCAGAGTGAATCGGCATCCATTCGCCCGGAACAACCATGTCACCACTTTGTTCTGGCGTGATTTGAACTGCGGCAGGGCCATACCAAACAGCATCCAAAAGAGCTTTAAAAAACTCGATTGGACGCATAAGGTTGTTTCTGAACATATTTTCTAGTTCTTTGGCTTGCTCAACCTGTATTTCGTCTTGAGGATCTTCTGGCAAAATTTCCCATTCAAGCAATGCAACGGCTGACTGGCGTTGAAAGAGCGGGGACATGATATCGGGGTCACGCCGCATTTGCCTTTGCAACTGTCGGTCTTGCCGCAAAGACATATCTGACCTACGAAGAATCTTCGTAAAGTGAGTAATGTACGACCTTTGCAGTTCAATTACTGATGCAAAAGGTGGTGTTGCAAGCTGATTTTCTTTTGGCTTGTGTTCTAAATTTTTGTCTTGTGAAGGGTGAACATATGCGTTCATGTTGTTTTCTTGGGAAAACCTACCCTTACTATCTCTACTTTGATTTTTTGAATGCTGACCTCGTTTTGGCATATCGGTATTGTATCGGTTTTTTTACGGTGTCAATGCCCTAAAAACCCGATTCTCCGTTTTGGTCTATTGTGGTTAGTTGTGGTTTAAAAAACCCCCGCACGAATGCAGGGGCTTTTTGCCTAAAGTTTACGACCATATCTTCGGCTACGGAAGGAAGCGGGGTGCGTTTACATGCGTGCCGTTCATCAACAATAGGACTTACTTCTCATTATTTTTAATCATCAATGCCACGCAACATGATGAGTCTGCTTCACCTGTTTCCGTGTTTATGCCACTCGTATCCAATTCTTTTATTCGACTAAATGGAATTAGGCAAAGTGATTTGGGAGAACCCTCTCCAAATGTTGAAAAAACAATGTGACTATCACAAATGTATTCGACCTTATAAGCATACATATACTCATTGTGTAATGAGTTTAAGCATCTTTCATCTTTTCTATCAATAAAAACTCTAACATATTTACCTATTAGTGGGTGTTCCATAAATCTCATCTTACCACTTTTTCGATTTGATTCCATAGATGTCCCTTGGGTTTTTCTTTGTATTGCCAATTCTAGCCGCCTCAAGTGGTGCGCCCATATTAGCCGTCAATTCAATCAGGTCAATTACAGCATCAACGGTGTCATCATGCCCGCCCACTGGGAATGTTGTCATCTCGTCAAATACCACCCTAAAATCACTTCTAATCGTTCCGTCTTGTGCGGGTAGGTGTAATTGCCCAGATTCAACGTAACCCTGCCGTTCGCTTGCTCTGGTAATTTTATCCCTATCTCTGTTCAG